TCAGCCTTGCTTTCGGCTTTCTCTCGTTCTTGTTCAGCCCATTGCTTTACTTTACCCATTCATACCTCCGTTTATCTAGTTATCATTATAATTTTTTAGGTCTGCCTCTTTTTGGTTTAACCTCCTCCTCCTCCATTCTTGCATCTTCCTCATTGTCCATATCAAACTTGTTATTGACTTTATCATTCGTATTACCGAATACTTCACCAGTCTTGTCGTCATAAATGTTTCCTCTGCCATCAACAGAAAATACTTTCTTTTGAACTGAAGAAAATGGATCAGGATTGAGTTTCCTTTCCAGTCTGTTCATATCGTAAACATTTGTAATCACATCAGAAAATTGCTGTGATAGTAAAATCCTATAATACCAGACACCTCTGTCTTTTGCGTATTTGTATACAGCACTCCTAAAAATTGCTGAAGCAATCCAACCAGTACCTTTCATTGTTTTTCCTATAACCATTCTTACCTCCTTTAGTTATATCGTTTATTCCATATCACAGATACTCGGTCATAATTGATCCGATCTTTCATCTGTGATTTAGTTTTTGGTTCTCTTAACGCCTTTCTTCCTAGTCGTTTTCTTAACCTTTTTATTCTTGTCTTTAGTTTCATCAATATAATCCTTCGGATTTAAACTTAATTTCTTATTATTAAGTATTTGATTGATTGTGATTATTTTATATTTCATTTCACCTCTAGTTGTTCTATGATTTTCATAACATTAACCTTCCATAGTTTATCTTTCGAATATTTGTTTAATGTTTTGATTAACATATCATAATTAATTTCATTCAAAAACCATTGTCTAGTCAATTTTTCCCTGAATCCCTTGTATTTTTTGCTCTTTAATAGCAAGTCCATAAAGGCATAAACCGAACCACAAGTGGTCTTGTACTTCGCTAATCGAACTTTATCGTTCTCATTCGGTATCATATATTCGTCAGGATCTTCGTTCATAGTTTTCATTCCAAAGTAATTATTGCCTTCTAGTGCAAACCTACTCGTTCCCCAGCCACTCTCGTGAACTGCGACAGCAATCACCAATCGTATTGGCAATCGCTTTTCAGGTTCGGTGTAGTAAGCGTTATACTCCACTGCACATACACCAATCTCTTGAACAAAATCATTTCTCTCGTCATCAAAATACATATTAAATGATGAACAAAATAGTAATAGTGTCGCACATAAATGATTCATATTATCTTCTTTCTTAAATAGTGGCTTTTTCTTGCACAATTCGTTACTTCGTCTAGTCGCATACAACAACTGTATTTCCTAGATACCACTTAAAAATGCTACTGCTAACATACTGGAAAACCTTCTGTGACCACAGTAGCATTATGATACATTGAATAGTTGCTCCAACTGGGAGTTATTTTTTACCCACTTTTTCTATTCTTATGTCATCAATTCCGTTCGGTATTATCTGGGGCCATGCACCAGTCAAAATAAATTCTCCTTTTGTGTCCATATTTAACACAAAAGTCAATTAAAGCATCGCCCTCTGGGCGATTCATTTTCAAAATCCGAGTAGAAAAAAAGCACCTGGGCGACACTTGTCGCCCAGATGCATAAAGTTGTTATTATATTGAAGTTACTGGTTTAAATCTAAAGTTCATCTGCGTTGTATTAAACTTTTTGATTTTACCCAAATTACTTTGAGCCGATACTTCACTTCTAGTTTTCTTAACTGACCTTAAAACATATTCTTCTTCAAATGTTTTCTTGTACCAGTTATTAAACAGAATGAATTTAGACTTAACTAAATTTAAGCTGAAATCCATTCCATTTTTTCTAGTGAGTATCTTTTCATAATTTGATTGTGCAATTTCATTAAGTGTATCTTTCTTATAACACTCATGAATATTGTGTCCGAGTTCTTCTGACATTTTGTCAAATTGTCTTTGACAACCATCAATCAAGTTTTCCAAGATTTTCATACTGAAACTAGATTGTTCAATCATATTTCCAGATTCTTGTTTGGCGTTATAGACTAACTCCCTAACGCCAGTTTGAGACCATTTATCCAGTTGTTCAAATACGCTTTTAAAAGAATTAGCATAATTGCCAATTTCTTCAACCAACATATCATTATCAGGATAAACTCCCATTATATCAGTAGATGTCATATTGACTCCTTTTGTTACTGATTATTCATAAACACATTAACTATGAAATGTGTCTAAATCTTGGCTATTCGCCAAGAAACTCTTTATTAATTTCGTAAACATTACCTTTACAGTATCCAGCTTGAACACTTCCAATACTTTTAATCAAAACACTATTATCTAATAATGCTTGTTCAATGCCATGATTTTCTGACCAGTCTTTGATTGCTATCCAATCTGACTTCATTGGAGCTCGTCTTGGTAACAATTCAAATTCTGTTTCAAGATAACCTAAATCAGGATTAAATGAAGCAGTCATATATGGTTCTGGATAATCTCCAGTAGTATATAACTGTAATGAAATCATATTGGTATTTTGATATCTACCAAATTGAAGTCTTAATAGTTCTTCTCTAAAATTAATAACAAACTTATTATCAATCTTTCTAAATTTAATACTCATAACAAACCTTCTTTCCTTTGTCTTATAATCTCATCAATCTTGTCAAAATTGACACAATCAAATGGGTCTTTTTCTTCGTCTATTTTCTGACGATAACTTTGATAATCTCTAAAGACATATTTATGTAAATCACTTTCGTGCTTACGATTAGTTATCTTATAAATTAATATCGTTAAGTTAAATCTTAACCAGTCTATAATCATAACAACTCCTATTTATCTTGAAAATCGAGTAAAGCTAACTCGGATAATTTGACTGCACTATGCAGTCTGCAATATAATCTGTTATAGATAGATGAATCTTTAACAAAGTATTGCTTGGAAAAGAAATCTTCAACAAAGTATTGACGATAAACCTTGTTGAATAATAAGTTAAATATAACACCAGTATAAATAACTCTGTTAAACATTAAACTGTTTTTGTACATAACAACTCCTTATTATTAATAATGTAATCAAGAACCGAATGCTCTTGTGATTACGAATAAGAACTGCAGTCGCACTGCCAAAAAATCTAGTCAATTCATTATTTGCGTTATCGAGCCTAGAAAATCTCACTTATCCCACTATTAACATTCCCCGTATCAACGGGGAATACAGCGAACAAAGAGGGGTAAGTTCTATTTTCTTTATGGCGTAGTTAGCCCTTCACGGATACTTGGAGCGGAAGGGTTCCAAAAAATTAATTTACTTATGTTTTTTCTCAGTGCTACAATGTTCGTTTCGTGGTCACGAGAGAGAGAGATACACCGTAGGCGTTACACTCATCAAATGGGTGTGTGCAACCCATTTGATGGATAAAGACTGGAAGTCTAATTTCGCCGGAAGTCTAATGGGGAGATACCCTTCCCCCGTTCCCCCCACCTTCAGGCGTTGCCTTGCACAATGACTGTACCACGAACGAACTCACCAAATTCATACTTTTTGAATTTGGATGATGAGTAGTCGCGAAGTCGTGGAGGGGATAAGGGGGAATGCACATTTCACAATAGGGTCGATCCCTATTGGGAAATCATACTTGTCCAATCGAAGCGAATCCTTTTAGGAGTGAGCCTTGCGTGCAAGGTGAGCGGGAAACTGGTTTCCCCTAAAATGATGAGTGAAGAACTTTGGACTATCTTGTGGTAGGGTCGATCCCTTCCACGAGATACAGTGATGTGACATAATGACTTGACGATTTCTCTTGACAAGGGTTTTTGAGGGGTTACTATCACCCACCGTGATGAATAAGGAGATTTCCACTAGTGCCAGTGACCTGACCGATAAGCAACGCAAACTTGTTGATACTATCGTAGCTACAGGATGCACCATAACAGAAGCAGCAAAAAGTGCTGGATATTCAAAGGGAGATGGTGGTAGAGTAACAGCTAGTAGAACACTACGAATCCCAAAGGTACAGAACTATATGATGAAACAGATAGCCAATACCATTGGATTGGGTGCAGTTCACGCCTCCCGTAAGATGATAGAGCTATCAAGAGAGGCGAGAAGCGAGTATGTTCAACTAGAGGCAAGTAA